GGAGCGCTCAACATGGTGGGAACACCGGGCCATGCCCACCGATTGGCCTTCGCCAACTCCTCTGGAGATTGAGCTGGTTTCCAGAAGATGTACCTCGAACAAAAAGAACACATATCCCAGCGGATATGACTATGAACAACTGCCGGCTCGTGTCCGGCCTCAATGATCGCTTGTTCATAGATTTTGGTGATCAGCTTTTGATCCCCACCCCCCAGGAAACGTGCCAGCGAATCATCTCCAAGAACTATCAAGTCCGTCCACATAGGTTTCTTGAGCTTCTTGAGGACTTTATAGCTAGCAAACAGATGCAAGCAGGTATTCCAGAGCGAGTTTCCCCAACTCGTCTGGGGGTCACCGGACCTTCTCTGTCCAGTGATCCTGAAAGTACCCACGCGCACTTGTCTGCCGCGATAGTTGAAGACTATCCGGCCTTTTGTCTCCTGTGACGCCAAGTCAAAGCAGGTGTGCAGGTCCATGGTTCCTCCCAAGGCGGTCAGCTTTACTTGCTTACCACGCATTTCTGCGTAGTAAACAGGTATGCGTTCGGGCAACATATATTGCACGAAGCGGCTTTCCGACATGTTCGGCAACTCAAAGAAGGAGCCGTCGAAAGCCTTTATGTCGGCTTCGACGACGTCCTTCTCTTGAGAGTCGGGTCTCGCGACCCACTCTCCGAGTTGCTCGGAGGTCATACCGCAACTATAGCGGCATGTCCATTTTAGGCCCGCAGTTTCGTAGGCACGTTCCCCATCGAGAACGGCTTCGACTGCATGCTGGGCGGTGGCCATCAAATAACGAGCGTAGATGGGCCACGATGTGGATTGGATGCCTCGAGGCTTTGCAGCATCCTCTTTTCCTGCCGATTGCTCGAACTTCACAAACACGGCTGCCTCGCCGAGTTCGCGTTGTTTCGTCAGGAAGTCGTTGTTTTGGCGGACGTACCCCGCCAGTTTTGCAGTGTTGAACCTTTTCACCCATTGCCCGAAGGATTCAACATGCACGTTGGTCGCGTTGTAAAGCACCTTCTCTTCTTCGCCAGTGCGAACATTCACCATAACCACCGATGCCTCTTCCACCTCCCCGCGTGATACTTTCGCGGCAGCTGCAAGGTGGGGGCGAAGAGTGGCGTGGTACTTGTCCACGAATTCGCGGAATTCCTGGGTGTACTGATGCTTTATAGGCCTGGCATGCCTTTTCCCCAACGCGGCCTTGATGTTGGCCAATGCCCCGGACCACACGGGGGCAATCATATCTGGCGTTGACCCGAAGTTGTAATAGCCAAAGGACGAAGTGGTCATACGGGTAGCCAGAAAGGTTGGATCGAGGACACCCTTCGTGTCCAGTTTCAGCCAGCAACCGTCTCTCCAACCATCGACGGCGCCGCAAGCGAGGTACCCTTGCGCTGCCAACTCTTTGTCAGCCGAAAAGAAGTGCCGATGGTCATCAGGCTCAACTTCAATCTCGGGGACAAGGCGCGCATCAGGTGATTCCAGAAGGGTCGCGCATACGCGCGCTGTCCACTCTGGATCAATCGCAACACGAGTGCGACGGAGAACGTCGCGATCGTGGGCCGGATCAATACTATCCGGTAATTCCCAATCTGCTGTGCCAAGCATCGCCAGAGGCAATACAGGCAGCCCAAGAAGATAAACGCGGTTCAAATGGTTGATCGCCAAAATGAGCGCGTTGATCAAATAATGGGTGAGCAGTGAGAACATAAACCGGTACCCCACGTTGTAGACATGAGAATAGTATGCCGGCAAGCTCGCAAGTTGATGCAAACACACAAAGTATGTTGCAAACAACAACAATCGCGTAACACGGCCCCAACGCCCCAACTGGGCGGCCGTGCGCACTCGTACGGGATGTCCCAAATGATAACAAGTTTCGGCTACACCGTAGCTGAAAGCATTGAACCAAACGGGAAACACGCCCGAGTACTTGACCATCTCTTCGAACGCGGCAGTCATACCTGCAGTGCCGTGTCTTGTCCAAATGGCCCTGTTGGACAACAAAACGAAGGCGACCCATTGAATGGCCACCAATGCAACGTAGTACAGTACAGTCACCACCCCCGTTGCTAAAGGTGTGACGAACCCGAAGTGCACAGGGTGTGGCACAGTTCGAGTTGTGGATGCCGCTCCACTCGCGGCATGTGTGGCGGCACCAACAGCGGCCGTCACCCCGTGCACTTTGCTGTAATCTCGGAAAAAGACGAGGATTACAACCAGCACTGAGATGGCGGTGGCGTGTGCCATTGCCCTGGGTGTTGTATTCACAGGCAAATGTGCCCTGAACCCTTGTACACACCTGAACAACACACGAAGTGCTGAATACAGGTAGAACACCCACAAGGAACAGAAGAGGGTCAGCGGTTCCGGTCTGTATCGCGTCAAATACTGTTGCAAGTAAGCAGCGTACTCATCCTGCCATTGCATCACGTAAGACGCGAACCAACCGTGGGTCGCATGTGTGGGGGTTAGCCAGTTGCTACGTGGCATGTTGCGTCGAATTGTGCGAACGCGTTGTGCCCATTGACCAGCAGTGATGGCCATCCCCACATCCTCTCCCTGCGCATTTGCACGGGCTACACTCATGATCAGGTCCTGCGCTTGGACTCTGGTCAGCCCCTCAAGTTCGAGAGAACCGTTCGTGGTTAAACGAGCGGCCATCTCGGGCTTGACAGCCCCTTGGGCTGATGCCACATTTTCAGCTGCTGCGACTTGAGCAACTGAGAACACGGTTGGCATACCCGCGTTCACACGGCGTGCGGCGCACTCGCCCTGGTCGTGGTGGCATTGCCGACGGCCACCATGAAACCAACCCAACCAGGGTTTTCCCTCTTTCCACTCGAGGCGCCTCCTCGCATTCCCGGCGTTAATGGCACCATTCCACAGTGCATGCCATTGACCCAGGGCGTGTCCGGCAAGCCCAGCTGGCGGTTGGTCCGGCTTTGCCTTCGGCACCAACCCCATGCCATGGTTCTTCCACACACAAGTCGCGCGAGGGCAAAGGCCCACATGGTGCGCGTTGATGACGGAAGAACTCCGGTTACTACCGGGCTCGTGTACCACAACATGGTCGGCATACGACTGGGAGGCAAAGAAGGTCCGCTCGCGACGTTCATACATTTCGTCTGCGAGAAGTAACCTGCCACCCCAATGGTTCTCGACCTGCTCGTAAGACACAACATTGGTACGAATGCTGCGTCCCCCGACACTCGGCGTGAGAATCCACACCGGATTGTTGGGCCCTCCAGGTCTCGATGTGCGTGAAGGTATGATGTCCCTGTCGTTAGGGAAGATCACAATCAGCTCGTCGAAACGCTGGGCCAACCCAGTGAAGTCCCGCGCGGTGTCGGCATCGCCACATGCGACGACGGCCCACGACGGCAAGGGCGCCGCGCCAGCAGCAGCATGAGGTATCGGCATCGGTACTCGGAAAAGCTCACGCCAGAGCAAATCGGAATAGCCCAACACTGATTTTACCTCTTCTATGCTGACTGCAGGCGGCAGCCCTATATACCAACCCCCCA